GAGAAAAAGATCGTGATCAAGAAGATGGAAAAGGTCAACAATGTTGACGAAGACTTCGCGACACACCTTGTTACTTGGAGTGATGTAATTCGTAAAACATATTACGAAGGTGCCATCGACGAGTTAATTAGTACTCGTAGATTGGAGCACATTGTTAACGCATTTGCGGTGTTTAAAGACAAGCAAAAGGCTGTTCAACTTTGTGTTAATAGGTTCGACGAAGACACCAAAGAGGCATTCATAGATTTGTATGCCAAGGTTGATCCAACTGTAGAACTCGAAGAAGTAGATACAGAAACTGAACAGGAGATACATGAAGATGGCGAAGAGTAAAACGCCAGAGTATAAGTTCAACGAAGGAGCTCTCATTAGGGAGCTCCAATCGTATATCGACAATACATACTCAGGGCATTATAGTAGAAACAAATTCCAATCAACGGAATTTATCAGTGATTGTGGCCACGGTATTGGATTTGCAATAGGCAACATTCTAAAGTACGCACAACGGTATGGCAAAAAAGGTTCCACAGAGGACCATAGAAAGGACCTACAAAAGGTTTTACATTATGCCATTATTGCACTTAACGAACACGATAAAAGTACAACAAAACACTATCTAGACGAGTAATAAATACTGGTATGAACCACGGTATTATATTAGGTTGTTTACAACAGAACCCAGGTTGGCAAGGCGCATTAGGAGCGTTGGACCCAAACTGGGTCAACCTCAAAAGATCAGGTGGCGCACATAAAATCGCTACCTTTATGCGTAAAGAAGGATGGGACATAGAAGTCCTGGACTACTGGTTAGCATTTGAGGAAGAAGAGTTCAAACAATTTATCAGATCAAGAGTAACTAAAGACACCAAATTTATAGGTGTTAGTGTTACCTTTGGATATAAATTAAATCTATTATCACGAGCACAAGAGCATCTTAAATGGTTAAAGGACGAGTACCCTCATGTAGATATCATAGCAGGCTCTAAAATGTTAGTAGACATAATGGTTTTACCTTGTGACTATTATGTATGTGGTTATGGAGAGTATGGTCTTATAAAACTTCTAAAGGGCGAAGCAGTTATAACAGAGTACCAAGGATTAAAAACTGTTATGGCAGATATACATCACCCTTGTTTCCCTAGTAAAGATTTGGTTGTTGAGTATGAGGATAGAGATTATATTCAACCTTCAGATACTCTAACATTAGAACTCTCCCGTGGGTGTAAATTTAAATGTAAGTTCTGTTCATACAATGCAATAGGTATGAAAGGAGACTTAACTAGGGACATGAGTACCTTACATGATGAGATGTTAAGGAACTATGAGAAGTGGGGTGTAACAAGCTATCATGTAGCAGATGAAACATGCAACGACAATGTAGAGAAAATAAAATTTGCTGGTAGTGAGATACAACGATTACCTTTTCAACCTAACTTAACAGGATTTGTTAGAGCAGATTTACTTACAAGAAGAGAAGACGATAAAAAGTACCTAGCAGAGATGGGTTTTTGGGCGCAGTACTATGGCATAGAAACTTTCAATCAACAAGCAGGAAGAACAGTAGGCAAAGGTATTGATCCAGAGGAATTAAAAGTAGGCCTTTTAGAAGCAAAGGATTATACAAATAAACATTGCGGTAGATATAGAGCAACGGCAAGTCTAATATTAGGTTTACCATATGAGACACAAGAGAGCCTCTATAACGGCCTAAGATGGTGGAATGCTAATATGTCTACTGAGAACTTAGTATTACAGCCGTTATATATTAACAGACATATAGATGAGATGGCTTTTGCATCTTCAGAGTTTGGTAGAACTTGGAAACAAAGTGGCCACTTCCATACAGATGAGATTATAGAAGAATTAACTGCTGAGGACCTAGCAGAGTTTTCAGAACACCCTATGTTAACAGGTTATATAAAAGGATTACATAACCAACAGCATAATTTACATTGGAGTCACGATACATATACTTGGAAGAGTTCTATTATAGAATTAGCTAGAGTAATGTTAGAAGGTTTGTATGATCCTAGAGATAATAAAATTATGACATGGGATTTATTTAATTTTATAACACCTGGAACATATACATATGATACAGTTTTAGATCAAACAATTATGGGGTACGATGTACAAAAACTTACAAAAGATACAAATCTATACCTCCAAAATTATAAAAAATCTAAATTGGGCTTATAAATAATATAAATAGTAGACAATAAATTGGAGAAATGAATGTCATACCAAGTAACATGGACTTTAACTAGGCCAAATGCAGAAACAGCACTACCTACAGTAGAAAGTTTTTCCGCTGCTAATAAATCGGAAACTGATGCCGCACTAACAGAAGCAGGCGTTACAAAAGGTTATACAGTAGACGGTCTTGTAACGAAAGTAATTTATACAGCAGATGATAAAGCAACATACGATACAGCTAAAGCAACTGTAGACTCCTTAACAGATGAAGATACAGTTAGATCAAGTTATAAATCAGCACTACAAGCAGCAAATATAACATGTGTAATTGCAGATTCTGAAGGCAACGAAATAGCAAGCTTCTAAATAATAGGATTATATTATGAAATTCGGTGAACGAATAACTTACGATCTCGACGGCCACATCGCCATTATGACAATACATGGTGAAGGTCCTTTCAACATCTTAACAAAAGATTATTACGACGACTACAACAATGCCCTCATTGAATATAGAGAGGACAATTCAAGAGTTCTAGTTATCAAAACAGACAAAGATCATTTTACAACAGGCTTTGATGTCAACGACATCTATCAAGGATATAGAGAAGGTTGGAGTACTATGTACACAGACGGTGACATGGTTACACCTAAACCAATTATATCAGCAATCAAAGGCTATTGTTGTGGTGATGGTTTTGGTGTATTGTTAGCAAGTGATTTTATATTCGCAGATAAAACAAGCAAATTCCTTTGCCCTGAAACTAAACTAGGTTTTAATGCTGTATCAATACAAGTTAAATTGACGCAGAGAATAGGACAAAATAGAGCAATGGCTTTTATGGTTCCAGGAGATGTACATGATGTTGAATGGTTAGATAGAGTAGGTATGTGCCACACAATATGTGATGGAGATGTTAATGAACAAGCAATAGCATTTGCTCATCGTATTGCTAATGAGTGTGGACCTATAGCAGTTCGAGGAACAAAAGGAGCTATATGGCATACAGTAAACTCTAATATGGACGAAGCAATATCATTTGCTTTATGGGCAAAAGAAATGACTGAAGAATCTAAAGATTGTATTGAAGGTATCCAGGCTTTTATTGATAAAAGAAAGCCAGTCTTTAAAGATGAATGATAGACTTCATGAAATAGCATTAGGCGATCACGGTTTTATCTCTTATAGAGCCAAGCCAGGACATAAGTATAAATGGCTCTTCCATGAAACACAAACCTGGTTTGAAAGAGCTAAATTAATACAAGGAAAAGATTGGATTTGGAATAATTGTGATTCAGATATAAATTATATTTTTAATTCAGATGGTTTCAGAGAAGAAAAAGAACTAGAAGAAGTAAGTGATCAAAAAGAGTGGTGGTTATTTGATTCTAATTGTTTTGGATTAGGACCAGGTGTACATCAACATGATATAGCACCAAGAGTAACAGAAGATCTTACAGGTATTGATTGTTATAACATGAGTCTAATTGGTGGCAGGCCTGAGTTTACTTTTAATAATTTAACTGCAGCTGCTAATAAATGGATCAACCCACCTACAAGAATAATTTTATATTTAGTAGAAAATCCTACAGGAACATTTAGAATGACACCAACAAACTCTATTCACAATATAGATTATCCAGGCTCTCTTATTAGAGTAAACGATCCTGATTATTCCTTTTTTAGAGACTATGAAAACCAGCGAATTGCTGAGAGTCATTTCAAATTATTTTATACTGCGCTTATAAACTTAACAGAACATATGAATATACCTGTAACATGGTTATTCAATGGAGAGAGAACAGATATATCTCCTATTAACTATATGGATAAAGAAGATGTTCTAGTCTTTACTTGTCCTGGTAGTTCAATAGGACATTATACAAGCAAAGATTCTTTTGACGATAGACAAGCAAAGGCAAAAGAAAATTTAGCTAAAGCAGTTAAAGAATGTAAACATTCAGACGCAGGTAGTCAGGATGAATTTGCTAGAGATTTGATGCACCCTTCCCCACAATCCCATGAAGACTTATCAAGTAAATTGGTAGAACACCTGGACCTAAATTGGTGGTAAAATCTACCTGTGTGTATAAATATTAGTATAGGAATTTAGTTTATAGGTTTGGTCCTATAGGTTGTTGACTTATACTAGGTGAGAGTCTATAATACATAGACAATATAATTATGGAGTATATTATGAAACTAAGCAAAGAAACACTTGATACCCTCAAGAACTTCGCTACAATTAATACGAACATTCTAGTTCGTGAAGGAAGTACACTTTCAACTATTAGCACAGGCAAAAATATTTTTGCTAGAGCTGAGGTTAAAGAAATATTTCCTAGGGAGTTTGCTATTTACGATCTAAATAGTTTGATTCCACTTTTAACCTCAATGGAAGATACAGATGTAGACTTTGGCGAAGAAAGTCTTAAAGTCACGAAAGAGACTTTAGTAGAGTCTGGTGTCATGGACAAAGGTAATGCTGTATTTGAATACTATTATGCAGACCCTAGCATTATTGTTAGTGCCCCTGACAAGTCCATTGAAGTAGATAACTTTTATCAGTTTGACTTAACTAAAAATGATGTTGATATGATACTTAAGGCAGCAGCTATTACAGCAGCTCCTATGTTAAGTATTGTAGGTGACGGTACTAAAGTTACTATGCAAGTAGGAGATCCAAGTACACCTAAGTCTAACTCTTTTAATCAAAAGATCGAGAGCTCAGAATTAAAATTTGATGCTAGACTAGCAGTAGAAAACTTTAAGGTATCTCCTGGAGGTTATTCTGTTATTTTATCTGAGAAGAAATTTATGTACTTAGAAAGTAGTTCAGGCGGTACAAAATATTGGCTTGCTCTTGAAAAGTCTTCAGTAATAGGTGATAACAATGGATGAGAATAAATTAGAAGTCACCATACGAGAGGCCACAAATGGTTGGATCGTAGAACTTAACAGGGAAGGTGAAACAGTAGAATATATTTTTACTAGACCTAACCCAGCAATTAACCTAGTTAGAAAAGTAATGAAAGGCGAAATAGATCCTTTCAACGAGGAGGAATAATGGATTTACCAGCAGTTATACCTGCCTTTAAAATCTCTAAACAAGTTACAACCACAGATGGTATTACAAAGTGGGTTGAGCTAGATGAAAAAGGATTATTTGAAGGCAAAAAAGTGGTAATATTTGGATTGCCAGGAGCTTTTACTCCTACATGTTCAAGTCAACAGTTACCAGGTTTTGAACAAGCATATAATGACTTTAGACAAGCAGGTATTGATGATATCTATTGCGTTACAGTTAATGACAGCTTTGTATGTAATGCGTGGACAGCTAATCAGGCTTTAGTAAATGTAAAAGTTATACCTGATGGCTCAGCACAATTAACTATTAAGATGGGTATGGATGTAAGAAAAGACAACATCGGTTTTGGTGTTAGGTCTTGGAGATACGCAGCTGTCGTAGATGATGGCAATATCGTACAACAATTTGTCGAAGATGGATTTGGTGATGATATAGAAGGAGATCCTTATGAGGTATCCACACCTGAAAATGTTTTAGACAATGTCAAAGCAATGGGTTGGCCAGCAGCAGGAGAAGGTAGACATATAGAACTATCTCTCTCAGATTCGACTGACATTAAGGAGACTTTTTCCTAGACCTTTTTTCCCTAGGAAAATATGGCCGGAATTTTGGAGCAAAAAAAGTTTCTAACAATTAGGAGTAGTTATGGAACCAGAACAATTTTTATGGGTTGAGAAATATAGACCTAGGCATATACAGGATTGTGTATTGCCTGAAGAAGTTAAGAAACAGTTCTCACAATTTGTTTCTAAGAAAGAAATACCTAACTTATTATTAAGTGGAACAGCAGGCACAGGTAAAACGACTGTGGCTAAAGCATTATGTAATGAACTAGGTTGTGATTATATTGTAATTAATGGTAGTGATGAAGGTAGGCAAATAGATACCCTCAGAACTAAAATTAGGCAGTTTGCGTCTGCTGTATCATTTGAGGGTAAGACTAAGGTTGTTATTCTTGATGAGGCAGACTATATGAATAGAGAGAGTGTACAACCAGCCCTTAGAGGGTTCATAGAACACTTTGCTGATAACTGTAGGTTTATATTTACATGTAACTATTCCAATAAGCTAATAGACCCGTTACATAGCAGGACTACTGTTATAGACTTTAAATTAGCACCCTCAGATCGCCCTGTATTAGCCGCTAACTTTATGGAAAGGATGAAGTATATCCTTAATACAGAAGGCATTGAGTACTCTGAGAAGGTGCTTGCTGAGCTCCTAATGAAGTATTTTCCTGACTATAGAAGGGTTATAAATGAGCTACAGAGGTACTCAGCAGGCGGTACTATAGATGAAGGCATACTATCCAACTTCCAAGAAGTTAATGCTAAGGCTCTATTAGACAGTCTAAGGGAAAAAGATTGGCGTAAAATGAGGCAATGGGTAGTTAATAATGTAGATACTGACCCACAGGGTATATTTAGACAGATATACGATATTACATTGCCTGAGGTTAAGTCTATCCCACAATTAGTCTTGTTAATTGGTGATTATCAGTATAAAGCAGCATTCGTTGCAGATCAGGAGATTAACTTGACGGCATGTTTGACAGAAATTATGGCGAATGTGGAGTTTAAATAATGAAAGACTACAACAAAGCAAAAACAGCAGATGCACGGATTGATATTAGAGTGCCTGCTGATGTAAAAGAAGAAATAAAACAAGAAGCAAAAGAGAGGGGCATTACTGTAACTGAACTATTAATGGAAAGTTATAGAATGATGAAAGATGTCGATATTCGGTAGGTTATGGAAATATTGGTGCATGTCTCTAGGAGAGAAAGCAAGCGATGATTCCAAAGAATCTGATATCGTAGCTATTTTTAGAACAGTGGTTGTTCTTGTTAACTTTTTTACCTGCTTCTTTATTATAGCAGGTGTTATAAGGCATTTTTAATGAGTGATTCAATACTAGAAGGATTTGGAGATCCAATAGAAGAAATTAACGAAGAAGAGTTTCAACAGAAACTTAAAAAGATATCTCCCTTTGATTTTGCTAACAGTATTAATCATACAAAAGAAGATTTAATGGTTGATGAAAGGACAGAAAAAGAATACAATCCTTTTATCGTAAATCGTGCAATGGGGTTTGGTAAAGATACAGTTATTGCAGGTAACGAAATGAATGCCAGGCCACATTTAGATAATAAATTACAATATGATTTTTTAAGAAGTGTAGTAAGAAAGGCGAAACGCTACAATAAGTGGTTAAAGTCTGAAGAAGAGAATATAGAAGCTATACAAAAGTTTTTTGGATACAGTTTTATGAAGGCAAAAGAAGCTTTAAATTTGCTTTCTGAGACTGAAATTGATTTAATTAAGTTACATCTCAATACCTCTAAAGGTGGTAAAATATAAATAAGGTATATAACCTAAATATATTATACAACCAGAGAGAATATTGAGAATGAGTGATCAAGACAATTACTTTAATATTGACTATCCAGGCTACAGCCCATTAGAAGTCACTTTAAAGGACCCCGAAGATTTCTTAAAAGTAAGAGAAACCCTATCACGAATAGGAGTTGCTTCTAAGAAGGAACAGGTTCTTTATCAGTCCTGCCACATATTACATAAAAAAGGCAGATACTTCATCACACACTTCAAAGAACTTTTTGCATTAGATGGCAAAGAAGCAGATTTTCAAGATAACGATTTACAACGACGAAATACAATAGCCAAACTCCTATCAGATTGGGGTTTAGTGGATTTAGTAGGTGAGGTAGGAGAATGTTCCCCTTTAAGTCAGATTAAAATTATATCTTTTAAAGAGAAGGGTGAGTGGGAATTAGTTCCTAAATACAATATTGGAAAAAAAGTCAAATAGCAATCAGATACAAGCCCTACAATTAATAAAGCAAGAGCAGGATAAAGTAGGCCAGGGTTTCTGCGTGTTGAAGTGGTTTCATTTAGAAATGCACTTAGGAACAGGATTGAGTCATTCCTGTTACCATTGTCCTACCCAGCAAATCCCACTAGGAGCTGATTTACACAATACACCTCAAAAAATAGAAAAGAGAGCTGAGATGTTGCAAGGCAATAAACCTTCAGAGTGCTCTTATTGTTGGGATGTCGAGGATCTAGGATTAATTTCTGATAGACAGACTCTTGCAGTACAATTTTTTAAACATAATCGTAATATAGTAGACGAGGCAGTAAAAGCTGGAACAGGATATGTTTATCCTAAGTATTTAGAAGTATCGTTTACAAATAAATGTCAAATGGCGTGTAGTTATTGTGGACCTAGTTTTAGTAGCACATGGCAAAAGGAAATAGATGAACATGGCTCATATAATTTATCACAACAAGCATATTGGAACGGTGATGAATATAGAGAAAAAGATAATCAATACATAACCAGGTTTTGGAAATGGTTCCCCCAAGCATATGAACACTTATTTGTTCTTAGAGTCACAGGAGGAGAACCTCTTTTAGATAAGAATACATATAAGTTATTAGAATATGTAAAACAAAATCCTAGGAAAGGATTATCATTTCATTGTAATTCTAATCTTATGGTTTCTAAAAATAGAATAATAAAGTATTCTAAACTTGCTAAAGACATACCTAATAGTAAACTTTATGTCAGTATAGATTCTTGGGGGCCTCAAGCAGAATATATTAGAAATGGATTGGATATAGATCATTTTGAAGAAAATTTACATGTAGTATTATCTCATGGACTTCATGTAGGATTGATGATTACATATAATTATCTATCTATTTTTAATATAGATGAATTGATATATAAAGTAGCAGAATTAAAATTACAATACCCAGGACAAGTTCATTGGGACTCTCCACATATGACATCTCCAGAACACCTTTCAGCACAAATTGCTGGCGATAATGATATAAGTATAATGGAGAATAGTTTAAAAACCATGGAAGGTTATGAACAGTTTACAGAAGGTGAGTATCAGAAATACAAACGAACAATTGAATGGATTAAAAATAATCGATTTACAGGTTCTAAACTGGACAGACATAGAAAAGATTTTATAACTTTTATTAATGAACACGACAAAAGAAGAGGAACAAGTTTTACAGATTCTTTTGGTGTTACAGGCAAGTATATAATTGATGAATTTACGCAAAACTCTTATAAATAATAATGATACGCCGGAAGGGTATCATAATTTAATCTTGCTAAATAATAGGAGAAAACAATGGTAAGCATAAACACGACAAATTGGAACGATTTCGTTTCAGCATTCCCACAAATAGAAAGTAGACTAATTGGATTTGACAGAGTCTTTGACGCTGTTCAAAGAGTCAATACCACCGAGGCTAACTTCCCACCTTATAATATTAAAAAAATAGACGATGAGAATTATGAAATTCAAATTGCTCTTGCAGGCTTTTCAAAGTCTGAACTTGATATTACTGTGGAAGACGGTAATCTAATCGTCAAAGGTGAACAGGCAGAGACTTCTAAAACAGAATATTTGCACAAAGGAATTGCAGAACGCAATTTCACAAGAACATGGTCTTTAGCAGATACTGTTAAAGTGTCAGGTTCTGAATTGAAGGACGGAGTATTAACAATTAATTTGGTAAACAAAATTCCAGAAGAATTAAAACCTCAGTCTATTAAAATTAAATAATTAAAACAGGAGATAAGGAGTATGGCTACAAACATACAAATCGTTAAACTTACAACAGGTGAAGACTTGATTGGAGACATTACAGAAGAGGAAATTGATGGTAGAGGTTTTCTACTTATCAAAAAACCAGCTATTATTATGATTATGCCTAAACCTGGAAGTGAAACTGATTATACTGTAGGGCTAGCTCCTTACGCTCCATTTGCAAAAGATCACAAAGTACCAATCTTTCCAGCTCATGTTGTTTCAGTCTACGATCCAGGAAAAGAAATGTTAAACACATATAATACAAAATTCGGTTCTGGAATTGTAACACCTGACTTTATAAATAAAAAGGTGTTGAACGAGACAATAAAAGGAAAGTAAATGTATGAATATAGAGTTAAGATCGTAAAGGTCGTAGATGGGGACACAGTAGATGTGGATATCGACTTGGGGTTTGGAGTCTGGCTTAAGAAACAAAGGGTCAGGTTATTCGGTATCGACACACCGGAAAGTAGAACCCGTGACCTCGTTGAAAAAAGATTTGGAAACATGGCGAAAGATTATCTTAAAAGTAGATTATCAAGTGGAGCTATACTCGGAACAAGGCTTGATAAAAAAGGCAAATTTGGACGGATACTTGGTGAATTTTTTGTGTTAGATGGAGAAGAGAAATCTAACATTAATCAAGAACTAATTACGAACCATCATGCTGTTGCATATCACGGCCAGTCCAAAAAAGAAATTGAAGAAGCACATTTAGTTAATAGGACCTTTTTTAAATAAAGTCCTTGACTCTTAGTCAATAAGAGTGCATAATGTGTATATTATGTTTAAGGTGTTGTTATGAATTTTTATACTTATGCGAGACATTACGGCGACAAGATTCTTGTTCGCGGTGTTAAAAACGGTGAACGGTTTACTTCTAAACACGATTTTAGACCTACACTATTTGTTAAAACAGACAAAGAGTCAGAATACAAAAGCATTTATGGTGAGAATGTAGCACCTATTCAATTCGAGACAAACAAAGAGGCAACCGCCTTTTTTGATAGATATAAAGATGTATCTAATTTTCCAATATTTGGACAAAACTATTACGCATACCAATATATCACCGAGAAGTATCCTGGTGAGATAGAATGGGATGCTAAAAATTTGGCTATCTACTCTATTGATATTGAAACAACATCAGAAGGTGGTTTTCCAAATGTGGACTCCCCTGCCGAAAAGGTACTTGTTGTCACACTTCAAAATAACAACACCAAGAAGATAACAACCTTCGGATTAGGGGAGTTCACTCCTACCCATGAAACATCTAAATATGATGTGGACTGGATAGGTTGTAAAGATGAATATACTTTATTAAGAACTTTTGTTGAGTGGTGGGAGGAAAATACTCCTGATATTATTACAGGTTGGAACTCTAATCTGTTTGATATTCCTTACATGATAGGTAGGATAGAAAGAATACTAGGTGAGGGAGAACACAAAAGATTATCTCCTTTTGGTTTAGTTAACAAGCGTCCTATTCGTTTTGCTAATCGTGAGATGACAGCATACGAAATTACAGGTGTTGCACAATTAGATTATCTAGACTTATATAAGAAGTTTACTTATGTGACTCGTGAGTCCTATAAACTAGACTTTATTACACAAACAGAACTAGGACATAAAAAACTAGAATCTGGGTTTGAGACATTTAGAGAGTTTTATGAAGGTGACTGGAATAGGTTTGTAGAATATAATATTATTGATACAGTTCTTGTTGATGAGTTAGAAGATAAGATGAAACTTATTGAACTTGCTATTACAATGGCATACGATGCTAAATGTAACTTTGGAGATGTATTCTCAGCTGTTAGAACCTGGGATAGTTTGATGTATAATCATCTTTGGAATAAAAAGATTGTTATTGGCCAAGGTGGTGGTAGAAAAGATACACAGATAGAAGGTGCTTTTGTACAAGAGCCTGTCCCTGGCAGTTATGAATGGGTGGCTAGTTTCGATGCTACAAGTCTATATCCTAGTATACTAATGCAACACAATATGAGTCCTGAGACTATTGTTCCAGGTTATCAGTATGAGGTTTCAGTTGACAATCAACTTGATAGATACAAGTTAGATAAACTAAAAGAAAAGAACTACACAATGGCTGGTAACGGCTCTTGTTATACTCGTGAAAAGAAAGGACACTTTCCTGAGATAGTACAAAAGTTTTTTAATGATAGATTAAAATATAAAAAACTAATGCAGAAGGCACAAAAGGACTTCCAGGAAACTGGTGCCTTACATCACAAGAATGAGATAAGTAAATATAACAATTTCCAGATGGCTCGTAAGATTCAATTAAACAGTTTATATGGTGCCATGGCAAATCAGTACTTTAGATTCTATGATGATAGAATTGCAGAAGGTATTACAATGTCAGGACAATTAATTATTCGTGATACTGCTAAGGCTCTCGATACATATATGAACAAAGTATGTGGCACAGAAGATGAGATGTATTCTTTTTATAGTGATACAGACTCTTGCTATGTTACATGTAAGACATTGGTAGAAAACTTCTTCCCTGACAAAGACACAGATAAGGTTGTAGGATTATTAGATAAAATTGCTACAGACAAAATAGAACCTGCTATTGCTCAGGCAATGACAAAGTTAGGTAATTATACTAATGCCTTTGAACACAAAATAGACTTTAAGCGTGAGGTTATTGCAGACAAAGGTGTGTTTGTGGCTAAGAAAAGATATGCCTTAAATGTACTAGATGACGAAGGACTAAGACTAAAAGAACCTAAGTTAAAAGTTATGGGTTTAGAAATTGTGAGGTCCTCGACACCTGCTCCTATTCGAGATAGTTTGAAAGAGGCAGTTCGTCTTATTCTTACAAGTGATGAAGAACATTTACAAACATATATTGCAGAGGCACAAAAACAATTTAATACATTGCCTGTAGAAGATATTGCTTTCCCTCGAGGATGTAATAATTTACAAAAATATTCATCTACAGCAGACATTTATCAGAAAGGTACTCCTATACATGTTCGAGGATCTTTACTGTATAACAAATTATTGAAAGATAATAAATTACATTTAAAGTATGAGGCAATACAAGATGGTGATAAGATTAAATTCTTATACTTGAAAGAACCTAATAGTCTACATGAAAATACTATTGCCTTTGTAACTAAACTTCCTAAGGAGTTTGATATAAGCAAATATGTAGATTATGATTTAATTTTTCAGAAGGCATTTACTGATCCTTTAGAAAATATTTTAAAACCTTTGGGGTGGAATACAGAACCTCAAGCAACATTAGAGGATTTATTCGCATGATAATAGATGGGCATTTTATAGTAAGTATGGTTAAAAGTATAATCAGAGTGGCAGCAGGAGTTTTTCTAATTACAGGAGATCTTGTAATGGCCGGTGGATTGTTGATAGCAGCTGAACTTTTAGGAGTATTGGAGGAAATGGTTTAATGAATGAACTATTAGAATTAGATGATCTTATTTACTATGTAGGTAAATGGCACGAAGATAGAAATTTAATTGAGGGTGCAAATGATAAAGATCAATTTTGTAAATTGATACAAGAATGTGGAGAACTATCTGATAACATCTGTAAAGGTAAAGATCTTAGAGATGATGTTGGAGATATAATGGTTGTACTAATTAACATTTGCGTACGAAATAATATAACACTAGAAGAATGTTTACAGGTTGCTTATGACGACATAAAAGATCGTAAAGGCAAAATGGTAGACGGAGTATTCATAAAGGAGGAGTAATGGGCACAAGAGCTTGGTACAAAAAAGGAGTTAACTTTAGAAGGCAAGGAGCCTTGGAAAGACTTATAGTTTCTAAATTCACACCTAAAACTATTAATGGTAAGGAAAGGAATGAAAAGAACTGGACAAAGAAGAAGGAAGAACAAATCGAGATTCTCGAGTCTAGAATCAGAGGTCAGTAAAATGAAAGTTGCAATAATTGGATATGGATTTGTAGGAACTGCTACAGAGTATTTTTTAATAAACGGTTTTAAAGAAACATTTGATATTCAAATACTTGATCCTGCCAAAGGTTATAATGATATAGAATGGAAAGGTATTGAATACGCATTTATATGTGTTCCAACTAACCTAAAAGAAGATAAATTAGACGCATCTATTATAGATAATATACTAGACGATTTAGATCCTAATGTACATCCTATAATTAGAAGTACGGTAGGACCTGAACAAGCTCTGAACTTAGCTAGACGAGGTTGTATTATGATGCCAGAATTTTTGAGAGAAAGACATTGGAAAGAAGATGTAATGAATCCTAATATAGATTTAATTGTAGGAGCCTGGTGGAATGATAAATTTGTAGATCTAATGTCTAATAACACTATAGGAAAGATGGTAAAACATGTAACTCCTATGGAAGCTTCTATGATGAAGATGGCACGAAATGCTGCACTAGCAGTTAAGGTGGGTCTAGCAAATGAGTTTAACGATATATGTAAGTCAATGGATATTGATTATAAAGTATTACAAGAGTTTTTAGAATCTGATGAAAACCTAGGAGGAACCCATTGGGCTGTTCCTGGTCCAGATAAGAAGGTAGGTTTTGGTGGAACATGTCTCCCTAAAGACTTGACTCATGCTTCTACTTTATCATATAATAAGCATAACATAATGAATACGGCCTTGGAGGCCAACAAAAGTAGGAGAGATAATGAATAAACTATTAGAGCGGTTACAAAAAAATTCTACTATTCGAGAAACAGATATTCTAACAGAATCTAAATTCTTTGGAGATAAAGATTTGATACAAACATCTGTTCCAGCAGTAAATGTTGCATTGAGTGGTAAATTGGATGGTGGCCTAACACCTGGACTTACAGTATTTGCAGGTCCAAGTAAACATTTTAAAACAGCATTTGCTATGTTACTGGCAAAAGCATTTCAAGACAAATATAAAGATGGAGTCATACTATTTTATGATAGTGAGTTTGGTGCTCCTCAATCTTATTTTGAGACATTTGATATTGACACAAATAGAGTAATACATAGCCCTATTTCAGATATTGAACAATTAAAACATGATATTATGCAACAGTTAAATGGAGTTGAAAGAGACGATCATATTATGATTATTGTAGACTCTGTTGGTAACTTAGCTTCTAAGAAAGAAGTAGAAGATGCTTTAGAAGGCAAAAGTGTTGCTGATATGACAAGAGCTAAACAAATGAAGTCATTGTTTAGAATGGTTACACCTCATTTAACAATTAAAGATATTCCTGCTATTGTTGTTAACCATACATATAAAGAGATAGGTTTGTTTCCTAAAGATGTGGTTAGTGGTGGTACAGGCATTTACTATTCTGCAGATAATATTTTTATTATTGGTAGGCGACAACAGAAAACAGGAACAGATGTTACAGGTTATGAATTTGTAATTAATGTTGAAAAGTCTAGATTTGTTAGAGAAAAATCTAAGATACCTGTTGCAGTAACCTGGGAAGATGGTATAAGTAAATGGTCTGGATTACTGGATATGGGATTAGAATCTGGACATGTAATTAAACCTAGCAATGGTTGGTATCAGAAAATAGATCCTGACACAGGTGAAGTGGCAGATGTAAAAGTTAGAGCTAAAGATCTAGGTAAAGACTTTTGGCTCCCTATATTATCTGACAAGAGATTTTCAGACTGGGTACAGAAAAGATATACAATAGGTTCAGTCGAGATGATGGGAGAAGAAGTTTCTGATGAAGATGTTCAAGAACAGTACGACAAAGTCTAAGTGTGATCGTTGCGGTGACACAATAAAGAAAAAAGATAAAGCGTATTGTTTTCATACTGACGAAGAAGAAGTATACATCTGTATGCCTTGTGTAAGAGATGTATATAATGAGTATGTGAAGTTTAATGGCGATGGTATATTAAGAGAAGGACAAGACCCAATTGAAGAATAGAATTGAACAAGTTATATTAGAAAATCTTATAAAAGATGATGCTTATGTTAGGAAAGTAATTCCTTTTCTAAAACCTGATTACTTTATGCAGTATGAGGATAAAAAAGTATTTGACATTATATTTAATTTTGTAGAAAAATATAACAATCCTCCTAGTAAACAAGCAATTATTCTAGCAGTTAATGAAGACACATCTTTAAATGAAGATAGTCATGCTAAGTGTATGGAAGTTATTAACACTCTAAATGGAGATGAGGTTAATAGAGATTGGTTAGTAGACGAAACAGAAAAATTTTGTAAGGATAAAGCTCTATATTTAGGAGTAATGGAATCTATACAAATTATAGATGGTAAGAATAAAGAGAAATCTACAGATGCTTTGCCTAGTATTTTATCTGAGGCATTGAGTGTAGGATTTGATACAAACATAGGACATGATTTTATAGAAGATGCCGAGAAACGATATGACTTTTATCATAGGTTAGAAGAAAAGGTAGAGTTTGATCTGGACATGTTTAATAAAATAACAGAAGGTGGTTTATCTAATAAGACTCTTAATATAGCATTGGCGGGTACTGGTGTAGGTAAATCCCTGTTTATGTGCCATATGGCGTCGGCAGCAATCTCTAAGGGTAAAAATGTATTGTATATTACCCTAGAAATGTCAGAAGAACGCATCGCAGAGAGAATAGATGCTAACCTAATGAATATCCCTATACAGGAACTAGGCGATTTATCTAAGGCAATGTATGATGATAGGATTAAAAAGATAAACGATAAGATTGAAGGTAGACTTATTGTTAAAGAATATCCTACAGCGTCTGCACATAGTGGACACTTTAAGGCATTGATTAATGAATTAAAATTGAAAAGAAGTTTTTTCCCAGACATTATCTTTATTGACTATTTGAATATTTGTTCTAGTAGTAGATTTAGGCCTGGGAGTAGTGCTAACTCTTACACAATTATTAAGAGTATTGCAGAAGAACTGAGAGGGTTGGCAGTAGAACAAGATGTTCCTATTGTTAGTGCTACTCAGACAACAAGAGGTGGTTATGATAACAGTGATGTTTCCTTAACAGACACCTCAGAAAGTTTTGGTTTGCCTGCTACAGCAGATTTAATGTTTGCTATTATTAGTACAGAAGAACTAGAACAGCTAGGACAGTTTATGATTAAGCAATTGAAAAACAGATATGCTGATCCTACAAGGAACAAAAGATTTATGATAGGAGTTGATAGATCTAGAATGAAATTATTTGATCTAGATCCTTCAGCCCAAACCCAACTCACTGATGCGAATATAGACATTCCTGTATTCGACAGCGGACAAAACGAGGATAAGTATGATGGTATTAAATTTTAATGATATGGAGTGGGAAGTTATGGACACACCTGTGGCCAAACGATTTGCCAAGTTTTGGAAGGAACATGAAAATACCAGTCAAGAAATTTATTTTATGGGCGAGACCCAAACTCAAATTAAATATGAAATAGATAAAGCTTGTTACATGTTAGGACTTCAACCCTCAGATGATATGAATAAACTGCATGAAATATTTGCAGACAACAGATTCCCCACAGAAGAATTAAGTAGATTAAATAATCTTATTCATTACCATGAATTAGTTGAAAACGGATTTCCACCTCGATGGGGGTATATGTTTGGTGATGATAATGCTAAGATGCCTTTGACAGAAGAAGACTATGAACATTTTACTCTTACAAGAGAGTTTGGAACATTGTATATAAACTACTCTCATGTAGGAAAACACTTTGCAGAGATAGTTTTCTCTCATGACTTTGATATAAAGAAAGAACAATATCGCCCTCAAGAATATGCAAGACCTAGTTTCATGTGTTGGTTAGGCGAACCATTGGAAGAAAAAGATACAAGAGCATTTGAAGTAAGAATTGAAAATGCCAGAAAACTATTACAAGAAAGATTAGACTTACCTGAACAGGGAGATCCTGCACTAAGAGTAGGCTATATTCCCTTTGCCAAGTTAAAAACTCGTATAAATAGTAGTGAACTTGTTAATCATCTTTTAAAAGCAAAAGGTAAAAACAAAAACTATATGGAGTTATTCGATAATGTCTGACAAATCAGAAGTAAATATAAGTTTAGAAGAATACGAAGCATTAAAGACAGCAGCAGCACCAGCCGAAGAGGCAGCGCCATCTGGCAAACCTTGGTGGAGTGCGCCTGACGATAGAGGTTGGATATGGATTGCACCTGAATATTTTAGTAGATGGAGATTGTTTCCTCGTGCATTTATTAGCATGTATATCTACTTACTATATGAGGTGACAAACTGGTTTATGAATTTACCTTCACCTGGACCTGAACAAGCAGGTCTTGTTAGTGTTGTCGTAGGAGCTGGAGCAGCCTGGTTTGGACTATATGTTAATAGTACAAGCACAGGACAGGATAAGAAATAATGCCTGAGGTTGTTTTATCAGATTTTTATATTGAGTTCATAGGGTTTTTACTAACCCTCATGATTGGACTTGCTATTAGAGACGCAGCTACATCTTTTGTTAAAGGCGCTAAGTTTAGATTTAACCCTGCCTTTAAAGAAGGTGATAAAGTTAGACTTGATGGGCAACATGCCTTAATAGTTAAAATTGGAATGAGTGAAACAGTTTTTGGAATATATGGAGATGATGGTTATACATGGAGGTATGTTCCAAATACAAGGATAGAATTCTTGAAGTTAGAAAAGATAGTTGACCCTGAGTTACATCGGGACACGCAACAAGAGAAGGCACAAAAAATGGTTGACGCTATGCAAGATGCCAGAATTAAAACTAACGGAGAGGAGATTAGAAAAATAAAAAATGGAGATAAGTGATATGCCACCTAAATTTAAACCAAGTCATAAAGAAAATATTAAAGGCCCAGACGGTAGGCCAACAAAAAGAACTAGGATGAAGCATTATTACTTACGCCAAACCTCAACCGAGGAAATTATTGATGCCATAAATAATGGTAAAAGAAAACATAGAAATAAATTTATAAATGAATTGACACGACGTGGAGTGAAATTAGTATGGAAAACGCCAGAAATAATAACGGAACAATAAGTTCCGAAGAAGCCAAAAAATTAGAAGACGCAATCAAACAGAAACAAATTGGTGCTGTTAGGATCTATGATGGAGCCTTATCAGAAGATTTTTGTAATGAATTGATTGAAGTGTTTGATAAAAATTCTGATAATCATGAAGAAGTAGATAATGATAAAATAAAATTTATTCAATACAGATATAGCAAGTTCCATCAAGATGAAGCTGTCCACGAAGAACTTAAAAATCATATAATGGGTTTATATGAACATTACCTAGAAGATTTGGATTTACCTAATATGATTGCACATCAAGGTATTGAATCTATTTCTATTAAAAAAATAGAACAGACAGATGAAGAACTAATGAATCCTCATATTGATTCTGTAGACCACAAAAGTGCCATTCGAGCATTAGGTTTCCTATTTTACCTAGAAAACAACAAATCTATGACAAACTTCCCTAGACAGGGTATTGGAGTAGAGTCAATAAAAGGCAGAGTAGTTATATACCCACCTACATGGGAATACCCTATTATTGAGAAAACACCTACCGAAGGCAGTAAATATAATCTACAAACTTGGTTACATTACGCCTAAGTTACTGATATTACACCAAAAAAGATTTCAAAAAAATACAAAAAATGCTTGACTTATGGTCCTGTAGAGTGCATAATAACGGTATATTAAATAAAAAGGTATAAAGATTATGACAAATTGGGAAGACTTATCAGAAAGAGATCAACTTTTAACTTATA